TCAATCACTATTTTGTAAATTTTTGTAAAGCGTTAAGAGTTTGCGGAACATCTCCGCTTTAGAAACCCCCTCCGTTACACATAAGCTATCAAACTCGGCTACGACCTCGGGTTTGAGCTGGAACTTAATTTGCTTATAGTTTGCTTTGTTGTAATTGCCGGCGTTTTGGCTAATCAGCCGCTTAGTGCTGTCAGCAAGTTTTTTGTATCCCATAATTAACTCCTTATCTCTCAAGCCAGGCCCATGCAACACATCGCTCTACGTCAGCAAATAATGGCATATTTAGCATGTCTTGCATTGTTACATTGTCTGTGTAGAGCTTAACTGCGCAGAACGGCACGTTCGGTGGATCCCCTTTGCCGTCAACAATCGCCCATGCTTGCGCTTTGCGGGCGGAACGTCGGCATACGACAAACTTAACAAGAGTCGTATGATTTAGCGCGTCATCCAGTCGCACAATCTCAAACTCTGCTAAATTAGTGTTGCTAAAGTTGCACTTGCACGCGTAATCCGTCTCAAAGACGCCGCGCAATATACCTTTAAACATGTCATCAAGCCATGGTTTTAAAAGTGCGGAGGTATCCGCTGAGATTTCCGAGCGTGGGCTTTTGCGCACGTGGCCTGTTGTTGTCGTAACATGCCAAATATACTTTTCTTTCATTTTTCTTACCTCAAATAAACCGCCATAGGCGGCCTATTATGATTAACCGATTAGCAAAGGCAATCGGCTAATGCGTCCGGGTCTTTGCAAATTACACCGTTATTATTTTCATAGATTGGCGTATCGTGATCCCATATTAATAAACGATTTTTGTCAGCCCAAAATTGAAACGTCTTATCCACTGTTTTAGTGCCAGGAATATCGCCATAATTAATGTGGCTGATCATCTCTTTATTATCCGGGTCGCAATCAAACTCCCATACTTTGTGCTCAATACGTAAATAATTAAAATCGATACCAGTTTGCGCTTTCAATTTTGCTTTAACTTCATGAAGGCGTTTTAATGTTACCGGCTGGCTCATATCTAATGCTGCGCATTTTGTCTCGCCGTCAACAGTAACGTGGATTGCGCGATGTCTTCCGTCTGGGTATGTACCACTGATTGTTCTGTATTCTTCTTTGTACATTTTATGCTCCTTTTATTAGTTTCTTCATTGCCCGCCTTACGGCGGGCTTATTGTTATTATTTGCGGACAGTCCAAGATTTAACGCACTCGTCGGCTTGCCAAATTGAGATAATCCAACCTTTACCAAATGTCTTGCGGGCTTTTTTAACGGCGGCTGTTAGAGAGGTGGCGAAACCACCTTTACAGTAAGCACCTTGGGAATTATGTGCTGAAATGATGAATTTTTGAGTTGTCATTTTTGTTATCTCCTGCGGCGGGTTGATAATGTTGTAAGCTCGGTGCCGCGTCCTCTTGCTTACGGGGTCTATATTATATCGTACTATATAATATATCAACCACTATTTTGTCAATTTTGTGTAAATATTTAAAAGCCCCTTAAACTAGGTTTAAAGGGCTTTTGAATTATGTTACCGACATTAATGTCGGAGACATCAGAACTTGTACACCATATTGTCCTCGTACTCGCCTTGGTAGTTAAGAGCCGTCTTAATTGCCACCCGCTGTGCGCCGTCGAACGCCTGCCAGTTATCTACTTTATCTTGCTGCATGTACTCAATAAACCGCACAAACTCGCTCTTAGTTGACGAGAAGAAGATATACGGCGGGCGGGTGATGTTGATTAGTCGTAAGAAGTCGATTAAATCAAAGTAATGCGCCTGCTTGTAACTCTCTTGCTTAGTGCATAGGTAGGGTGGGTCGATGACAAATACCGCCTGTGGGTCGTCTGTGAAGCGCGGGAGTAGCTTGTGAAACGACTCCGAAACCACCTCAACGCCGTCTAAATAACCATCGGCGGACGGGTAATCAGACGCGCGTACGCAATGCCAAAAATCCTTTTTACACAACTCATCAAAAGATCCAACTTGTTGCCCGGAAAACAACAGCCAGCTTGTGAGACTGGCTAAATCCACGTAGCCGTCAAACGCTTTGATTGTGTCGATAATTTGCGCCTTTAGCGCTTTATCGGTGACGCGTTTTTGGCGCGGAACGCCCGCTAATAATGTGGCAATTTGCGCACGCAAGCGGTTAATGTCGTCGATATGCTTAATGCGCTCGGCATATCCGTCAAAGTCGTTGTAAATCACACAGGCGCGCGGTTTAAGCTGTTTTGCGGTGTGACTAAGCAAGCCTGAGCCGCCGAACGTGTCAATAATCGTCCAGCCCTCACCATCACCCGGAATCTGCTCGTTTAAAATCGCCTTAAAATGATTTAAAAACATGCGTTTTTGACCGACAAACGGTAATGGGGCTTGCTTAAACATAACTACTTCCTTGTTTGTTTGTTTGGCATTGTATCTATCCTTGGTTAATGTCAACTACATCAAGCGGGCTTTGTGCGTCCGCGTAAAATGAGCCGTTAGCGTTGTGCCAGTGCGTCGGTGGTAGCTCATCGCCGTTATGCTCGGCTATTAATAGCTTGCCAAATTGGCTCTCATAGACAACGGTGCCTGTATTGCCGTTGCGGAGGGTGACTGTTTTATCTTGCATTGTTTAATCCTTATTTGAGGTTGTTAATTGTTTTTCATTTTAAAGTGCGGTCAGTTTTTAAAGCGTTTGAAAGCTACTCCTCCCCAACTCTGATGGTAATATCTCTAAACGTCAGCGCGTTACTACTAATGCCAGGTTGAGCCACAATCTTAAATCTAATGGTTGTCACCTCCGGCGGAAGCGCTCCGGATACTTGTTGCGGATGCCAATCATCTGTTGGCCAGTCGCCCATCAACTCTGACTCGTATGATTGCACCATGTTTGTGCCGTTGAGCAGTTGCACAATTACCTTGCATTTGCCGCTACGTTGCTTATACGTCAAAATCTTATAATCCAGCACAAAGCGGGCGTATTGCCCCGCCGGCACGGTGTAATCATTGTAAATATCGTAATCTGGCGAACTAGCGCCTAACATCAAATAACCCAATCCGCCGAAATCGCCATCATTGTAGCGATTAAAAACGTTATCGCCCGACGTCCAACGCGCCTGATAATTAAAGTTATGAAGCAATGTCATTGCACCGCCAACGCGGAACAGATAACGATGCAAGCTCTGCAAGCCATTTTTGACGCTATAAAGCGCTATTTGGCTAAATTGCTCACCATCTACCTTTTTGGCGTCCGGGTAAACAAACTCGGTCGCGGTGGTATTAATAGACCGCACCACGGTGTTGCCGTCCAGTAAATCCACTTTGTAGCTGACATCCTTGCCCAAAACGGTGCTATCGTCCGTGTGTGGAATCAACTTATCTGCCTGCACATCACGGTCGCGGTGCGCCCAAGTGAGTTTGAATGCGGATTTGTCATTAATGGTGTTGCCGTAGCCGCCATCAATTTGCACTTTGCCAGGTGGATAAGGGCGGGCTTGACGTTGACGGGTGGTAAGTGTAAGCACCTGGGCTTTATCCTCGTCCTCAACATCATGCGCGGTGCGGGTCAATAACTTGACCTTTAATTGCTCATTAACGGTATATTTTGTCGAATCCCCGCCTGCACTCAATATGTAGCACCACCCGCGCGCACCTGCTTTGTGTGCTTGCGGAACGGTATCGCCACAACCGCGCCCAATGGTGAGCGTGCTATTTTGATAGTCCACACTCTCAATCTTAACGATCTCATCATCAATCATGAGTGCCTCGGCAGAGCTCAAATCGGCAAAGTCTGCATCAAACTTATATTTGATGGTTGTTTGATACGGCGTAATATCGCTCAACAGCAATATACTCGGCGTAAATGACTCATCCCCAATCAAATTAAATCCGGCACCGGAATCTACCTGCATACTGTATCCAAGTGCCAATCCGCCAGGATTAGCAGCCAGTGCGCCAATATAGCAATCTGTCGGCTTAATTAATGCAAGATTAGCCTCATCCAATATGAGCGGATATAAGCAATACGGCACCTCAAATAACTTATGCGCAGTAATCGGTTTAGCGCTGTAATCTGGTGGGGTGTAATAAGACTCTGATTGCGTAGTAGAGTAGTTAGCTGCAGGCAAGCCAAATACATCCTGAAAACAGGTCGCGACAATCTCGCCCTCGGTGCCGTTTTTGAGTGCACCGACGCGCATAATCGTCTGCTCAATGCCACGGTCAGGCAAGTGCACCCGGAACACATCACCCGGTTTGAGCTCACTGCCACGCATATCAAATACAATTTTTAATCGCATGACGCCGCTTGATGTCATCTCTAAATCCCGCTGAGCCACGCGCGCGGCTAAGTCAAACGTTGGTAGCCCTTTGTACTCCACATTTTTTGAGATAACGCCGTGCATTTGGATGCTTGCAAGATTGTTGGCGGTGGCTTGTCCTGTTTTGTTTGTCACCGGGTCAAGATAGGTCACAATCACTTGATTTGCCGCGTTATCGGTGCTCGGCGTGTCATCATCCAGCACTTTGAGTATGCCGTTATCATACGTAAACAACGGCAAAGTCTCCGAGTTGTAGTCCTGGCGGATTAACTTGAGCGCAAGCTTGCCCGTCTCAAGGTTGTCGTACTGAACACCGCCGATGTGGTCTAAAATCTGTTGCACAAACTCTTTGATTGAGCTCTGGCGATTGTATCTAAAGCACAACCCAAACCCCTCACTAAACAGCGTATTAGCCGCTTTTGTGTAGCTCTCAATATCCAAATCTGACAGTTCTTTTTTTCCGCCCCAGCTCTTATTGGTTGCGCACTCAACAAGGATATGCGCAGGATTCATGGCGCATATAAGGCGCGCATTGGCGGCTTGTTGCTCGGTTAATCCTGGCAATTTGACGACATCATTGCGTAAGATAATGCGGCATTTTTCCGGGTACCACACCACGCCATCACGCCAGCCATTATGTGTGCGGCGTAAACGATAACTGTGTTTTTTTGGATACGCCGAGAAAGCCGAAACCATACCGCTAAAAAATGACGTCACAATGCCCCTAAAGCCTGGAATAATCGCATTATCGTCTTTTTTTGTTGGCACTTCGGCGAAGTTATTCATGGCGGGATCTATATAGCGCTTGAATTGGGTGTGTTTATCCGGGAATAGCCAACTGTTGATTTTGTCGGTCACCATGTCACCGCTAGCCCAGCCGTAACCCTTGTTTTTCTTGGTCCCGTACGCAAAGCCAGGACCAAGAAACCCGCCGACAATCCCGCGACCTTTGGATTGGCGTTTGCCGTAAGTAATAACTGGTCCCCACTCGGGATTGCGGACGCCGTTAAGCAGATTACTCAATGCGACAGACGGTAGCTGATCTGCCTCGCCCATCAGAATCTCCATGCGCCCAACAATGCCGCCCTCGCCGCCCGTGTCGTCACCGCCGAATAAATCAGGCTTAAAGATATAAATCGCTTTTGTCGTTGTAATCTCGCCCGCAATTGCGCTGTATGCCGTCTTGTTGTCAAAACGCACCTCAACGACCTCATCAACAGGACCGCGACAAATGCCGGAATGAATATCCCAGTAATAACGATAACCAACCGTAACAGGCTTACTACCCTTGCCGCCGCCTTTACCACCGCCACCCATTACATTGTCTCCTTATGTGCGGCAATGGCGGCATTGACGCACTTACGCGCCAACACACTGCCCGTTGCTAAAAACGTGGCAGAATCAATGCCGTTTTGCAAAAAGTCGTTAAAATCCAACCCCTCGCGATTAAAAAACGCCTCAACACCTGATGCGCAATAGCCGACGCGGCGCATGTCTTGCATAGTAATAATGAGTTTATCCATGTTTACCCCTTTTTAATCTCGGTCGTACGGTAGTTACCGTACGACAGAACTTGCCAATCCTCGGTCCAGCAATCCCCAAATATCACACACTGCGGCGTGCCCTCGTCCGACTGCGGGAAATCCCAATCATTGGAGCTCACAGCCTCGGGGGCTGCTTTGCTACTGCGTGACGCCAGTGCTTGATTGATTGCATAGCTGACGACAATACTTGCAACGACTTTGACGACAGCCCAAATAATCTGCGTGTACATAACTCAAACCCCTTAAAACACCCGTGAACCGTCATACGGCGATTTGTTTGGCATGTGCGGTATGCCGCCAAAATTTAAAATATTGTTAAACTTGTTTTTACATGTTGTCGCGCGACCATCACACCCCGGATAAACATTAATAGTCATACCAACAGCAAGCTTGTGAGTGCCACCCATTAATGTAATCTCATTGTTGCTGTGTGTCTTAACCGCGCGCACATCACGCACGCCATCGTCCAACCACTCAATAAATCCCGCATTAAACCAACCGCTCGGAAGCTCCTTGGGCACGCCGACTGTTATACTGACGCCATTAATTGCCTGTATTACAAGCCCCGCCACGACAAAGTTTTTGGGGTTGACTTTGCAGTCGTAATCATAGAGCGAGTACGGGCAGTTACGCCCCCACGTTAAGCGTAACCCGGCATAATCCATGGTGGATGACAAGCCTGCCGTCACTAATTCGGTTTTTTCGGCTTCCGGGCGTTTGACCTCGGTTATAGTGCCAATCCACACAACACGGATCTCCCGCTCCTCAATGTCAAGTCGCATAATCGTTGCTTTAACCGGTTGACTTGGTGCAATGCCACGATACAGTTTGGCCACAGGGTTGTTGCTAGGTAACACAACATTGACCTCGCCTGTGCCACCTTGCCCGGAGTCAGATATTGCCGTTGCCAACCATTTCTCGCCGTTAATCTCTAAATCCTTGTCCGCATTACAAAAGCGCCAGATTTTCTCGTTTTCGCCACGCACAAATTGATACAAGTCAATTGGGCGACCCTCGGCGACGGAATGTGTTTTACTTAAATAACTCATCTTTAAATATCCTTTAAACCTTCTTTAAAAGTGCGGTCGTTTTTGTGGATGTTTTTACGGCTCAAGCTCATCGCGGAGTCCGCGGAAGCTCACCGTCACCGTTGCCGCGCCGTCTGCGTCGGTGTGATGCACCCAGCTTACTGTGTCACTCTCAAGCCGGGAAAGCGTCAGATATGAGATTTTGAGAATCTCCGCTTGTTTGATATTGAGCGTGTCGCCGTCAAATGCGAGCCGCTCTGTTGCCGAGTTAATCACTGCGGATGACAGGATACGACGATAAAAAATCCGTCCTCCGGTGCACTCAATGCGCACATCTTGGCGTCCTGTTTGCTTTTGCAGTGCGCCGGTGTAGTTGATGTAAGCAATATCTAAGGTCTTACCAACAATATCGCCCACAGGGGTGACGTCTGTGCTTGAGGTTGCCACCCAAATCGCGCGCTGACGGCCGCGCAGGTAATAAAACAAATTGCGGAGCTTGCGTTGTTCTTCCCGCCCGCTTGCCACAAAGCGGTGGGCGGTGATTTGCATGGCTTTGTTTGCGGTATCCAAGTAGTACGGCAAGCCCGTCTCGTTATCCAGCGTCTTAATCAGCCGCGCATATTGCGCGGTGATGTCTTCCGACCACTCAGATGTCGGCTCTAACACCGAGTGGTTGCGATAGGTCGGCAAATGGTTAACATCATCACTCCACGCATTATGCTCATGCAATTGCAAGCGGATTTGTGCGGTTGACACGTTATCGCTTAAGCGGCGCACTTGTGGCATATCTGTGAGCACCGCAGAACGCAACGGATAAATGGCTGTAAAGGACTGATCGTAATTGCCAACAATAGGGCGCTTAACCGTGATTTTATTGGGCTCCAGCGCAGTGATCTCAACCATCTCCTTGTTGCTTCCGGTCATCAAAATTGCGCGCCCACCTACGGCAAAATCATAGCCCACCGTGTTAATAGGCAAATCCACTGCGCCTTGTTGCACGGGCTGTAACAGCCTTGCACAATCAGTAAAAATCGGCAGTGACCATACGCGAGATCCGTAGCCGTAAAGCGCGGATTCAAATTGTTGGCGCTCAACTTCGGTAAAACTCACTTTAAACTCAAAGGTGCGGCGCGGACTCAATCGACGCGCAATGCGTTGTTCTGCGGCGGTCACGGATTGATGCACGCGGGTGAGCCACTCTAGATTTTCGGTAACATCCTCACTCCAATCCGGCGCAAACGACCAATCGGTTGAGCGCGAGCCGGTAATGCGTAAGGTGACAGGACTTTTGCCTAAAAAGTTAAACGTCACGACGCAATCAATCACCGGGGTGCCCTGCATGCCGACTTTAACCGTCCATTTTTTAAGGGCTAGCGCGTTAAATGTGCCGGATGTAGGGCCGACAAGCTCTATGCCCTCACCGCCAACAACGGAAATAGATAACAACTTGACCGCACTTTTATTGGCATTCCAAACTTGCACTTTAAAAGTCTGGTCGGTTGAGATTGAGCCTAGATTGACGGTGTGCGGGATGACAAAAATCCGTTTATATAAATCAGTGTAGTAATTGGGCACAACATGAGCGCGAGTGGATTGCGTTAAATCAATCGTCACGCCTGCCGTCAGTGCACCATGAATGAGCTTCCGCGGGCGCGCCAAAATGCGCTGGTTATCCCCGCGATGAGTTGTGAGACTATCAAGATAGCCGGTATCTTTAATCGCGCCCGACTTGCCTGTTTTTGCTTTGTATGCCGTGATATTAGCCATAATTGCTACTCAACAATGCGATATGCCACGCCTTGGATGCCGGAGTTGTTTTTACCCTCCTCGATATATCTAGCATTGCGCTCGTCGTATTGTGCGCTCGGGATAATCATCCAACGCTCACCGGCAATCTCTAAAATTTGGCGCGGCTGAATACCAACCATGGTGCACTCGTAACGGTCCGGCAATATACCCAAACGGCGAAACACACCGTCAATCCCATGCGCAATCAAACTGTGCGGGCATGGGATTAGCGTCTGGCCGAATTTTGACTGACTAAAATGTACAAGCAATCTATCCGGATGATACGTTTTGTTATCTTCATACATTGATGCGCGTCCAAGCGTCAGCAAATATTTACCGTAATTCTGATTATTTAGATTTTTAAAGTCGCTAATATCTGTCGGCGCAAAATACCAAGGTGTTTTTTTGTCTCCACTTATGCCATCAGCGCGCAACACCGCCTGATTGCCGTCTCTGCCATTGGAAAATCCATAGCAATGGTATGAATTTTGGTAGTGCCCGTCGTCATTAGTAATTAATGTACCAAATGTGTACTGACCTCCAACATAATCCCCCTCTTTGTCAAGCGTACCAAACCCAAAATGACGAAATTTGCCAGCCTCAATTTGCACAACAACGTGCAAATATTGACGGCTACCAAAAAAATCATAAGACACATAATCACCTCTATGCAGTTGAGTGGTTGCGGTCTCAATGGACGTAAACGAGTTACTTCTTGACGACCCCGGTTGGTCTCTTACACTCTTATTTTTGTCAAATCCAGTATTGACATACGTAAAAAAGTTATTATTGCCAGAATATAAAAAACAAGACCAAAATCCGTCGTCATTATGCAAATAGAGCTCATTGTTTGCCGCCTTATCAATAACCCAATTTTGTGTCTGCGCAAACTCGGCAAGTTTGGTTAATAGCTCGTTTAGTGTTTTCGCGGTGCCCGTCTGATATGCCATTTTTATGCTCCCGTTGTCTCAATCACAAAATAATCCTTAGTTTTAACCCGGAATCCGCCGTTAAACACCACGCCAGAGCGCCCCTCGGCAATTGTCACCTTATCGCCAGCTGCGCGTTGCAAACCCGGAATCCAATAAACACCATCCAGCGCCCCCCAACGATTTCTTTTTTGGCTAGAGCCCGGGTAACTTAAAAACTCAACCGGCAACAGAGGAAAACTCCCACCGGGAGAAGCGCCCATCGTACTTAAAATTTGAGGTTGCATATAATGGCTATATGAATAGTAATTACACATCGGATACATAAATTGATATGTCGAGTCGGTATTGATGTTTCTGTATGTCTCGCCGTAAAAATCGCGCCACGTCTGGTCAGGGGTAATCAACCAGCAATTGCCATAAAGCGGATTAACAATAGATGAATGAAAATTATCAGATTGCGAATAGCGGATAAAAACACCATTATTACTATCATCAACTAGCGGTGCACTACCGGCGATACAAAGCGGGTATGGATATTCGGTTGGCGGCACGGTAGGCAAAATAAAGCCAAGATAAGCACTTGAGCATACTTGCGAGATACGTGTCACAATCTTGCAACAGCGACCATCTGCAACAATGTGATACTCAATCGGGCGGTTATCGGCAAACAATGCCACGCCCGGCGATGGGTTAATTAAGCCTTTGTGGATTTGTGTCTCGGTGACAAATTGTTGGTTGTAAAACGTACCACCCCAAAAATTAATATTGTATGTGTCGGCAGAAACCAAGTTGGCGGTTGAGGCACAAATATAAATATCCTGCTCAATCCCCGTTCCTGTGGATTTCCAGGCGATTTGGCGGATTTCTTTTTTTGTTGTCGTGGCTGGCAAAGTGCGGTCAAACAACACCGTCCACGCCTGCCCGTTAGCAACTAACGTCGGGTCGGTGGTTAAAAACTTATTGAGTATGTCAAGCAAATCGCGTTCATTTTGCGCGGTGCCGGTTTTGTATGCCATGATATAACCCCTTAATTTAATATATCTTTTACAGTTTGTTTGTTGGCGCGCAGCATGGTGATTACCGCCTTAACGCCCGCGGTGGTCTTGAGCCCCGCAGTAAATAACTCCGCACTGTCAACTGCCAAGGTTTGCTGGATGTTGACCGGTGATGCTACCACCTGCGTGCCCGTGCGGCCGTCGCGCAGGGAATCACTTAACCCGGGCTCACTGTAGCTTGGCACAGGTGGCACGGACACCGGCCCACCTTGCGAAAATGAGCGTAGTTGTCGGCGGTTGATGGCGTGCATAAAGCCCACGCCGTAGTGCGCAACAGAATCCGCCTTAACCACAAACTCACCATTGGATAGGCGAGCCGGGATGGAATCCGATGTGCTTGTGCCTGGGCCACGGATATAACCCCCTGTCGCGGCCGTCACCGTGCCACTAGAAAATGCGCCAGCAATCGCACCCCACCAACCGCTTGTCGCGCTTGCCGCCTGCATAGCGAGCTGTTGTGCGGCAATATTAATCATTGCGTTTATGATGGTATTGGCGAGATTTAACACTGCCTCACGCAGTGTCATCGTGCCTTTTGCCAATCCCACGATTGAGCTTTGTAGCCCCTCGGTTAAACCCTCTTTAAAGGTCTTCTCAAGGTCGTTCCCTGCGTTTTTAAGCTCGGCAATCTTGATTTTCATTCCCTCTAGAGAGTTTTTAGCGGCTTCACCCTGGGCGCCTGGCATTTGGGCGAGTTTTTCTAACACTGGGATTTGTTTTTCAAGTTCGGCCACAGTTTCGCCGTACAATGCTTTTAACTGTTGTTGCCCCTCAAGGTGGCTAATTAAGCCAACTTGCACCTGTGCTTGTATGCGTTGCTCTTGCGTGCTTTGGTTTTGATACAAGCGATTGATTTCAGCTTGCACCCCGTCAACTTGAGCTTTGGCTTGCTCCAATGGCAAGATTTTTTTAATCAGATTAATCCCATCCACATTGGAGTGCTTGATAAACTCGGCCAATAGCCTGTTGTAACGCCCTTCAATATCCGTGAGGTTGGCTTTAACTTCTTGCCCGGTGAGACGCAAATATTGAATGTTCAGCTCTTGATTTTTGCCGGCGGCGTCGTATTTTGGGGATTTTGATGAACGGGCGTTTTTAGACGCCGCTTTTTTGGCGTATTCCGCCGCTTGGATTTTATCGGCAAGCGTGTCCGCTTCAGCTAGCTTGTCGCCTGTCAAACCATTTTTGCGGTTGTCGCGCTTGATTTTTTGGCCTGTTGTCAACGTGCGGTCTGCCAGTCTGTTTTGCAGGCTCTCAAGATACTTATCGCCTTCTTTTGCCTGTTTTGCAAAATCCAGTTGTTTTTGCAGGTCGATGATAGTGTTAATACGACTGATAAAGCCGTCCATCATGCTTGCTGACGTTCCTGCGCTACCGCCCAGTTCTAAAACTTTTTGTTTCATTGCTTCGAGCTGTTCGGTTGCCGTCATCGTTGCATTAGTGAGCTCTTGACGGATTTTTTGCTCCATCTTATCAAGCTCGCCACTCATAGAGTTCATCTGCGATTCGGCGTTTTTAATCACACCTTCAAGTAGTTTTATTGCCTCCGGCGCGGTTGGGTCGCCAATGGCCTTGAGCTTTTCGGCAAGTTCCCCGCCCGCCTCAATCGCCGCGTTAAATGCAGTAGTGAGTTGTTGCTGATTCATGTCGGCAACGGTTTTTGTCGAGCTGACAAGCTGATTTAATCCGCTGTCCAACTCGTTGATCTGCTTGTTGACTTTGTCCAATTCGTCGGCGTCAAACGCTTTAGCCAAAAAGCTCTCTTGCCCGCGTTGTAATAGTCGGTCACGCTTAGCAATCAGTTCGTCGAGCTGTTTGCGAGCCTCGTCAATCGCAGTGTTGTTTACTTCAACTTGCGACAAACGATCACTAAAGCCGCCGAGTTCACCAAGTTTAGTGCGCGCGTCAATCAGTGCATTGGTTTTTTCGATGTTGGATTGGACGGCATTTGTAGTTTGTTGATATTGCGCCTCCAACTCTTCTTCTTTCGATTTTAGATACTCGTAAGCGGCGTACAAACCAACGGCCGCAGTAAGCGCAATGCCGACCCATCCGCCCGCAAAGTTGTACAAACCCGAACCGATACTTGACGCGGCGGCGCGGGCTTTTGCAATACCCAAGGCGACGTAGGCTTGCGTTAAACGCGCCACAGATACGCTTTCGCCATCTACCGCCCGCATTGCGACAATAGTGGCTTGCGCAGTGCGTACTTGTGCACTGGCGTTTGCATTAACCGCGACTGTATTGGCATTAACGGCAAATGTACTGGCGGCTAAAGCGGCCGCTTTTTTTGATAGCGGGGCGATTAAATGCACCGTATATGCTGCACCTGCCGTAATCACGGCGGCGGCCAATAAATCAAGATTATTTGCGACAAGAGAGATTGCGCCGGCAACCAGTTTTGATGCTGACACAGTTTTATCGGTGTTCCCGACGAAGTTCAGCCAGCTGTTAGAGAGTTGATTCACCGCGCGGCCGATAGTGAGCGGCATTTGCTCATATTGACGTTGAATTTCTTCGGTAGCTTCTTTAGTCGCCCCAAGGATTAATTGTGGTGTGAGCTCGCCATCCTCGGCCATTTTTCGCAATTCTGCGCGGGTTTTGCCAAGTGACTTTTGCAACACTTCGAGCAGGATAGGCATTTGTTCGGCGACGGAGTTAAATTCATCTCCGCGCAATGCGCCGGAAGCTAAACCCTGCGCTAACTGGATAATGGCGGCTTTTGCTTCTTCTGCGCCTGCGCCCGAGATTGCCGTCATTTGTTGGATAGTGCGGGTAAATTGCAATAACTCAGCGCTGTTGGCACTGCTCCCCATTGCTCTAAATAAGCGGGTGTAAAGCTCTGCCGTGGCGCCAAACGCCGAGCCGGTCTCATTAGCAATTTGCATGAGCTCGCTAAATGTGCCCTTGGCTTGCGCGTTAGATTTTGAGATCAGATTAATGCGTGACTCGTAACTCTTGTACTCGTCAACGGTTTGAGAGAGGTTAGTAATGGCAAGATTACCCAATGTAAACCCAATAGCTTGAGTTTTTAGACGGGCTAATTGCGTACTGATAGATTCCAACCCTGCGCGGGTTTTGCTTAGTTTAGCGGTGGTTTGGTCGGCTTTTTTACCGAGCTCATCAATACCTACGGCACCAACTTTAGCAGACTTACCCAGGCCTTCCGCCGCTTTTTTATTGCGTTGCAATTCGCCTTCGAAGGCCTTAAAATTTGATAAAGCATTCTCAAGGTCGGCTTTGATTTTGAGTGCGAGAGTTAAATTATCTGCCATGAGGTAACCTTAAAATGGATAAAAATATAAATATCAGTTGGCTTGGTTGGGTGATTGTGTTGTTGCCGTATGAAATCGGTTTACTGTTTATGCTGTTCGGGTCTGCCAACTTCGGACAAGTGCTATTTTTCGGCACCGCGTTTTATGCGCTTATTTTTGTTGTCGCCGCATTCTTTCGTGCGCCACTTGCCGCCTTGCTTGGTATTGTCATCGGTTCAAAACTCTAAAAAAATCGACCGCACTTTTAAGGTGCGGTCAACTCGTCTATATAGCCTTGCACCTCTTTCCCGCCATTTACCCCAAACGACACATCAATTGTTCTGTCTGCGCGTTCTTTGCGCTTGCGAATTAGGGCTTTTTCATAAAACAACAACAGTTGCCGGGCGGTGTAGTCACCAAGCTCCGCAAAGTGGTGGCCGTTGGCGACCAACAGATCTATGATTTCGCCCCATCCAACATCTTGAGATTTTGTGTCGCCATTCGCTCCATCAGTGGTGCAATGGCTTTGCGGGTAAAAAAATCACTGTTTACACACCACCACGCCATAAGTAAGTCTTCGCCTTCGCGCGCATTGAGGTTGGCAATATAATCAGTCGGCTTGTTGATAGATAATGCAACAAGCTCAATCACGTCTTGATAATTGTCACTGAGACAAGCCATCAAGGCATCAAGGTTAAAATCTTCTTGGCTATTGCCAAGCGTAGTGCGTAGGGACGCAATAAACGGCACAAATTTGGCGTTGTGCTGTAATTGTTGTTTTAGCGTGTATTCTTTGATTTCAATTTTTTCCCCGCCGATAGTGAGTTCAGCGGTAGGAAAGAGAATTTCGAGTTCTTTTTTTTCGGTTTGCACAGTCATTTTTCGTTATCCATAATTATTTTAAAAAATCCCGCTCAATCAAAAGTTGCTCCCGCAATGATTGAGCGGGGGAGCTCGCAGAATGGCTACTGCTTAATAGTGGCTACGCGGCCAAAACGCCCAAGGACTGCATCGCCTGGTTTAGAGGTATCAGCCAACACTTTCGCTTTTGCATTCAGCGCGGCCAAAGAGTTGTCGTTGTTAATCAACGCAAGCGCGTCGGTCGGGTTAAAGTTGATTTTGTACAACTCCAACATCACCCATTCGTTTTGTTCGGCAAGGTTGACGCCTTCGTAGCGTAAAAATAAGTCTTTTGGGTTGCTTGTTAGCATTGCCACGTTTTGCGACTCACCGTAGCTGTATTTCACGGTTTCGGTGTTGCCGGATTTGTCTTTCAAAAATTCAATCGCGCCAAATACCTTATGCACTACATAATCGGTGTTTTCGGTCATGTTAGCGATTTCTACGTTGCTGACATTGACGTGTTTTAATGCAATGCGATCACCGGCCTTAATTTCCGTTGGCAACGCTTCGCCGGTAACTGTACCCGCGGCAATTTTGGTGTGCTCACCAAGCAACAACAACTCCAAGTTTTCAGGGCTCAGTTCGTGGAATTTAAGACTTACCTCGCCTGATTTACCGGTATTGATTTTGCGTACTTCTTGGCGCTGACCCGAGTAAGATTCTTTGTGGGTAAATTCTTCGGTGCTTAAGGATAGGTTGGCTTCGGACACATCACCCACCCAACGTAAATTTTTTGGTTCACCGTTTGGCAAACGTTCGGCAAGGTACACACGGCCTTGACCGTAGCTATAAGTTTCATTGCGCGCCATTATTTGTTTCCTCGCTTGGTGCTTCTGCTCGACGGGCTGTGGCGACTTTGCCAACGCCCATTTTTACGATAAATTCTGCGGATGACTCGTCTAAATCCAACGTTTCGCCCGCCTGGTATTGTTGCCCTGCATGGGTATGCGGAGCAGTTAAGATAATTTTAGTTTGTGCCATGGTTACCCTCTGTCATAGCTTGGCATTGGTGCTTTAAAGTACATGCCGTACACCGCCACGCCCATGCCGCTTTGTGTGTCAGACCACAGGTTTTGCACGCTTAACAGCTCAAATGTGCCGCTTGGCGGTAATCGATAACGGTGTAATCCGGCACTTAATTTTTCGACCAACTGATAGATGCCGACATCATTTTCACGCTCGCCGTCTAACACATTAGCCACCACATACACCGCCCAGCGGGCTTGTACGATACTCGGGTTTTCGCCCGGCATATGCCCAAGCCACGCGGTATAAGCCGCAGGTGGATTGCTCACAATGCGCGTGACCGCCGAGTCATCCCAGTGTCCGGGATGTGAGGTCACCTCTTTTAATACATCACCGCAAAGCTCACGGATTCGTTCTTGTAGCGCATTACTGGTTTTTGCAATGTTACTCATCAAATAAATCCTTTTGCTTTATCACGCGCCCACACGGAGCCTTGTGATTCAATAATGGCCACATTGTCGCCTTCCACCGTTTTGCCATCCTCGCTAATCCCAAGTGAGATAGTGCCGTTGGCCACTTTTTCGAGGTAGCGGATGCTGTCATCGTAATCGCGGCGCGCTTGGTCGGTTGCCCGATTTTTTTCTAAAAAATAACGGGCAATGTAGCAACAGTGGCGCTCTAATACCGCAGGTACGCTTTTAAGCGGCAGGGTATAACGCCCGGCAAGATAGCTATCAATCGTCTGAGAGGCATCTTCGAGTGCTTCGGCGACTTTTGGGCTGTCCGCGCTTATGGCAAGCGTTTTAATACTTTGCTCGCCATAGCGTTTAACTAGGCCTTCCGGGGTGGCGTAAAGCATTATTGCGCGTCCTGCACGGGCTTAATGGCGTCAGCCAATAAGGCAACCAAATCCGCTTTCACAGCATTACCGGCAAACTGCACATTACGTTCGGTTAATGCGGCCTTTAATTGCTCAACGGTCAGGCTGTTTAAATCGGCTGGTAATGCACCGTCATCCACGGTTTTTGTCGGCGTTCCATTCTCGCCGTTTTGAGATACTTGTTGCCCGTCACCTTCTTGATTAGGCTCCATAGGTTCAGGCGTTCCAACAACCAACCGGTGGTCACCTTGTAACGCCGCCACTTGTTCAGCCGTAAGCGCTTCAAGGGTGCTTTCGCCAAGAGGTAACACGCGCCCAGCGCGACAATAGCCATCTTTAATACGGTTATGGACCGCAACTTTAAATAAGTTAAGCATTGCATTTTTATCCTTAAAGAGGTTTTAAAAGGGGTTTAAAGTGCGGTTAAAAATCACCGCACTTTTTTGATGAACGGTTACAGGTAGTCTGCAACAATCAACTCAAGTTTTAAGTTGCGTAATTCGTTATCCACGGTGGCGCCGTTTTCAACGCGGAATGCACGCTCTAACAACTTGGTGGCTTCTTCTTGCAAATCGACCGGCACCACAATGTGGGTTGGTTTAATACCTAATTTGTGGCCGCCGTCGCCTTCCACCTTGCGCATCGCTTTAATGGCTTTCCACAAGTTTTCGGCGGTTAACTTACCTTTTACGGCGTGTGCCATCTGCCAAAAGCCGTAACCCACGTTGCAACGGGAGTCCACGCCATAGCTGTACACGTTGTCCTCATAGACTTTCTGCGCGTTGGCGTCGGTCATTTGAGCCGGTGTCGGCGATTTCCGATTTTGGAAAATAATCGGTTTTAACGCGCGGGAGCAGTCTAACAAGTACCAGGCGCCATCTTCGGTGACATTAGTGCTGTCATCGGTGATGTTGCTCACTTGTACCGGGTCTGTGCCATCCGGATTTTTTCCGACCGGGTGGTCGGTATCGAAAAAGTACTGGCCGTCATAGCACGCCGTTTTAAAGCCTGCTTTTAACGCACCAAACACTAATTCATCCGGTTGCTCGCCCGCGGAGCGGCCTAACTCCATGACAAGCGGGGCATATACGCCGATGTTGTCATCTTCAATGTCGGTGCGATTGATTTCTACACCGGACGCCCAATCTTTGTTAACTACCGCATAGCCGTGAGACTGGATAGCGGTAACTGCGCGTTTGCCTACCCATTCTTTGAGTTTTGGCATTTGACCTAGCCACGTGTAAGTGTTGCTTTTGGTGGTAGAGTTCACCACAGTAGCGATTTTGGTGTATTGGCTCGGGGCTTTTTCTAAGCCCTCACGAAAGTTTTTACCAAGACCGGTAAATAACGCTTTTACGATTTCAGGGGTTACATTAGCCATTATTTAGCTTCCTTTTCTTTGGCAAAATCGTCTTCGCTAATGCCTAACAATTTTGCGACGGTTTGTTCTTCTGCGGATAATACTGCTACGCCTTTTTCCTTCGGCTGTTCCAGATTTTCCGTTTGTTGCGCGGATAACACGGCAAGTTTCGGACGCGCATCAAGCATGGCGGATAACGCCGCGACGCCTTGCTGTTTGCCAAAGCCGGTTAAATACTCCACTTCGGTTTCCATCACGCGGCCTTCATTTTTGGCTTTCGCAATTACGCCTGCCACGTCGGTTTCATTGGTTTTTGCGGATAACACGGCAAGCTGTTGCACCGTGGCGTCATACGTCGCTTTTGGTACATATTTGCTTAAATCCACATCATTGATTTTGGCGCTTAATGCGGCGACTTGCGTTTCGGCTGTCGCTTTGGCGGCGGTAATGCCGTCCAGCGCAGAGAGTGCGGTTTGTGCTTGCTCTTCGGTGAGTTCCGCGTTGTCTTCCACGGTCACACCCAGTTTGCCAAGCAACTGCTTTAACAATGGATTCATTGTTGCTTTCTCCTTGGGGTTGGGTTGATTAAGTTGATTAAATTGGGCTGATAGCACCGCCAACCGACGCATGCCGGTGACTCCGGGGTCGTTGGTTAGCGCTGCCATTCTGAGTTCGATTGGTTTGCCGCGGTCGTCATAGCTAAACACCGCACTTAAAAAAGCAAATTCGCCGTTTTTGATGTGATCATAGGCTTTGGGTGTCCAGCGCGGCTTAATCCACAGGCCTTGACGCTCGTTATCGTCAAACCACTTGATTTCATCCGCATTAAACCACCCGGCGGCTAGCACTTCGCCTGCGCCTTCGCCTTTTTTAGCTTTAAGGATAGTCTCGTGCTCGTAGTCAACTAAGGCGTCTTGTTTGAGCGCACGCAAGCGGGCAATGAGACGTTTTGCAATCGTCTCATCGATATACCAGTGCGGCACGTCGTGCGGTGAGCCGTCACGAGATCTAAATTCCCCCTTCGGCAAAAGCTGTTGCCAGCCGTCCGCCGAGGTTTTGTTGATTTGGGCCGTTAAGACGGCAATAGGGTGGTTTGTCGTTTTCATGGCGCAATAATGCGCCGATTTGAGGGGGTGGTGGGTTTATTGCAGCTCGCAATAATTAATAATGTTTTAGTTTGATTTTGTGATTTGTGATTAAGATTGGATTTACTATCGCGTTTAAGAGGGGTTTAAATGCGTTTAAGTGCGTTTAAAAAATTAAGTTAATACGATTTATCGCCTTAATGTGTTTTAATTGCTCCACGCGCGTTTTATTGCGCTTTTTAAAATATCCTTGATTTCGTCTATTCCTTCCTCGGATATCCCTAAAAACGGACGTGCAGGCATTTTCTTGGTGCCAAGCTGATGATATATGCCGTAAGACTCAGACACGCCCACAGCGGCAAAGTCATCACCATAATCAACATTAAGGCTTGCCATCAATAAGCCGGTGCGGTGCAATATCTTACCATCATAACCCTTCGCATAACGACTTTTTTTATAGGCAGGGTCGAGGTCTTCCCATTTTTCACCTTCTGGTGATCGTTCATCTTCAAAGGCTTCCTCGGCGTCTTCGCGCAATACGTTAGCCATTTTGCGTGTAATGCCGTCAGATTTGCCTAATTGCACCAGTTTAGCAAATGCGTCTTGTACAATGCGCATGTCTTTTTCATCAAATTTTATGTCGAGTTCCACTTGACATACTCCTTAAAAGGGGGTTAAATCAAACTAACTAAAGCGCTGGGTGGCGAAATGGTAACGCGGTAGGGTTGCAAAGCCCTATATACTGTAGGTTCAAGTCCTGCCCCGGCGCTTAAGTTATTTAAGGTTTTCCTTTCAATATTACATACACGCCGCCTTTTATTGCTCCTAATACATCTCCAAAGTTTTCAACTTTATAAGCATTAATAATGGCATCGACTTTCTCTTTAGGTGTTAATCTTCGTGGATTAAGTTCAGTAGCGACTACCACTTTAATACTTCGGTCAGCGCTAAAATAAATTAGATTGTTATGTCCTTCGCTTTTATCAAAAACAACCAGATCCTCATCAGCAATAATTCGGGACAGCGAGCTATAGTCTTTTTCACTCAATCCGACACCGCCTTTGCGATGTTTAACGCTATTAGCATGAGATAGATTTTTCTCGGTCATGACAAGTAAACGCTGGCTTGTCACTCGTCCTGTAATTTGCGCAACCCCATCGGCTACAATGTCTGACACAATGCCGGCACTAATATATCGGTCGCTCGCGCCTTGTTTTGCAAAATTAGCTTTAACCCAATTCTCAAACGCTTTATGCCGCGCTTCGCTATTGTTGATTGCCTGGATAGTCTGACTACGTAAATCGCGGTTTTTTGCATCTAAGATTTTGCGAATTAAAACGGCGTCATTTCCTACCGCACTTTTGCCAACATTATTGCTCCATCCTGCGTCCGTGGTAATGGTGCCTTTATCGGTCGTTAGGCTATACACTTTGGCATGGGTTTCTTCGCCGGTGGCCTCATCTACGCCCGCAAGCGCCCAATCCTGTTTAATTTTGCCGCCAGATTGACTTACCTCAAGCCCCATTTTATCTAACCGTCTTTGGCTTAATGCACGCACCCGGCAACGACAATTCCAACCATTCGGCGGATACATTACATCCCAAATCGGGTCGTCATAGCGATACACTTTCTCGTGCAAGGCCAAATGACTTGCACGAGTACGGCTATCTTTAATTGCTAAATATTGCCAATAGGGCTGTTCATCCGCGTTGGCCATTTGCTCTGCGTAGCGCGCAATGTGGTAAGCGGTGATTTTATTGGTGCGCAAAATCGTTTGTAAGCGGCGCGGACTGCCGAGCTGTATTGTCTGATCCGTGCCGTTGGTATTAGATACTTTAACCTTACCCCACCATCCCAACGCTTCTAGTTTGGGGCGCAAATTGTTGATATATTCACGCTCCGGGATGCCTTTTTCAATGGCTTCCACGGTGGCTGTGCGGATAGTTTCCAACACGTCCATGCGGGTGACTTTTGCTACCGTAAACGCCCGCGCATGGGCGTCCTCAAGGGCTTCTTGCCAATTCCAGGTAATGGCATATCCCTTGGCTTTGAGATAGTCAACGGCGAGCTTAGGCTCCATGCGCAATAACTCGCGCATATCTAGATTAGCGGTTGGCATTGAGACGTCCTATTAAGTCGCTAACAAATAATGCACGGGTAAGCATTTGCTCCAACGCGTCATCGTCCAAATCTTGATAGAGTTCGGCCAGGCGGGTTTGTGCGTATTCATAGCCGCCTGTACGGATAGCTTCCACAATCGGTTTTAACATCGGGTCAATCACCGACTCGTATTCTTCCGCCGTAGGCTCCAACTCGTCGATTAAGTCGTCTGGGTCACGATGTAAGGCATTTATCGTCAGTGGTGCCGCACTTAATACCGCACTTTTAGGTGGTTCGGCAGGCTCTGTTTGTGTCGTGCTACGGCTTAACACCGCTTCACCCTCAGCAGCGAGTGGGATTTGCATTTTATCATGCGCCCACTGGGCAGAGATTTTAAAGCCGATGTCAACTAATTTGCCCAATCCCTCACCAAAGCTATTAATGTCCTCGCTTTCGGCGGTGTCAAATTCAAAGCGCGGAATACGGCGCGCGTCGTTAAATGACTTACAATTAAGCGCATAAAGCGGGTACACTAAATCACGGGTTAGCGTTGCGGCTAAGCGTTTTAAATCGGCGTCACGTAATTCTTGGCGCACCTCATTGTGTACATTGCCAAGGGCATTGGTCGAGGTCTTGCCATCAGATTGCGAGGTGAGCGTACCGCCCAAAATCGCTTTAGACATGGATTTTTCCGCCCAGTCAATCATCGCCATAAACTCTGCCGCATTGCCGTCAGCCGCCTTGGCAAATTCAATCTCCATGCCGCGCGGGATGATGCCGCCTGCGTTATGACCGATACTCATTACCGCCCGTAACAATGTATTTTTCTCGTTGTTGGTAGCCCCTTCCGGGTATTTACCAAGGCGCAATGGCAGGCCGTAAATCTCTAAAAATTCGGCAAAATCGCGGGCGGAGTAGTTGCGATAAATAAACGGCCAAACCAAGGTGCGCACAAGACCAATACGGGATAAATAACCTGTTTTTGCTTTGGCAACATGTGTAATCCAGCCAAATTTAGCTAATTCTACGCCTTTTTCCGTGCCGTCACGTAGCCGTAATGTATTGCGTTCATACTGCGGCGTCATAAACCACGCAGGGTCGCGCCAATTAACATTACGGATTAACTTAAGGCCGCCGACAAGGCCTTGCTCCCACTCAATCTCTTGACAACTAAACCCTTTCAAAATGGCGTCGGTCGCGTCAAAAATGCAATCATCCAGCCATGTTGCGTCACGTAGGATTTCTTCGAGCATTTGTGCATCGCGTTGTTCAGCCGCACTGGCATTAGGCGGCGGGGCAATTTGCCAATCCATTGTTAAAATGGCATTACGGCGCTTGCCGAGCTCCGATTGCAAGTGTGAGTCCTTTTCTTCCATGTCCTCGGCTAATTCACACTGGCCAATTAAATCGCCCATTTCGGCGGCACGTAATAATATTGCCGCTTTGGATGGGGTGAGGCCGCTTGCCGGGTGCTCACTATAATGACGTTGCAACCAACCTAAGCGGCTGTCATTTTCCGTTTGCAACTCGTCATCAAAATCAAACGGTTTGCCGTTGATATCTAAAATTTTGCTTTGCATAAATAATCCTTAAATATTGTCCCAGTCGGAGTTAAATGCGGCATTTAAATCATCTTGCTTGCTACTGGAGTAGTAAAAACTGCGCGCCTTTGGCGTATCAGGGCGTTTGTCTGTTATTGGTGTAAACTCAATTTCTCCGCCCGTCATATAGCTTGCTCGCACAGCCATACAATAGGACACTGCGCTATCGCCGTGGCGCTGTCCGCTTTTGCCCTGATTGCGGGTGCGGTCGATTTTCGGTACGCCGTTAATTACCACAATATGCCCTTGGTCTAAGATAATTTCTTCGTCCTGCGGGATTTGGATCAATCCACTCTCATAGAGGGCTTTATATTTTGGCATCCACTCGCGGTACCATTTATCATTTAACTGCACCGTCTCGACCATGCTTGCGCCATAACGCAATAACACGGATTCCGCCAAATATCCCCCGTTGCCGGTGGCGTCAAAGGCCGCCCCGATAAAGCGTGGGATGTGCTTTAACACAAAAAATACGATTTGTTTTTGTTGTTCATACGGGCAATTACGCACTTCAAGGGTGATGTCCATGTGGCGTGCCGTAGTCGGTTGTACGGCACAAACGCTAAAAATACTCAAGTCGCCTTTACGCGCAAAGTCACACCCAAACGAGTGCCGCATATCTTTATCTAGCGCATCCAAGTGCGGTAAAACGTCTTTGATTAGCCATTCATTGACTAGCGTAATACGTTCCATCTCACTGTAGTCTATAAACTTGCTATCGCATTCAAATGCGAGTTTGACTTTGTCAGGATTGGCCGCGCGGTCAACTAGCGGACGAGGGATATAACCACCGGAGCTTCGTTTTGGTACGCAGTAGTATTCTTCCAGTGCGTCTTCTTCCGTGGCGGTTTCGCGCAATAAGCCACGTTTCCAGGCGTCCTCTTTTGCCGGTGACCACTCTTGTTTGCTCACCTGGCAAATACGCTGATAAAGCCCCTCTTTGCACGCATCATCCAGTGTAATAGTGTGGATGGAGTAGCTTTTGCGACCCGCGCGGCTGTCTTGGATTAATTGGTTAAACAGATTGTCCACGCCGTTATGGGTTGAGATTAACCGCACTTTTGCACCCCACATGGTAAGCGCAAGCGCCGCCTTCAGAACTTCGGCTAGTTTTTCGTGAAATGCCGCTTCGTCAATACAGACGACCCCTTGCATACCACGCAAGTTTTTAGGATTGGATGAGAGTGCCTTAATTTTAAAGCCCGATGCAAAGTAGATGACGTAGGTTAAAATGTCCTTGTCTTCGTCATCAAAAATTTCTTCTTGGATTTGCCCGGCGGCTTGGTTAAAGTTTTCCGCCCACATGGCCGCCGCGTCAATAAACTCGCGTGCCATCTCTTTGTTGGAGCCGATATAAAAAACATCAGACCCGCCGTCTGATTTTGCTCTGCCCGCAATTAATACATCATCTGCCGCTTCCGCCCAGGTTAAACCTGTTCGGCGGGACTTTTCGGCAATTTTTAAAGGGCTATCATCAGCAACCCAGCGCTTTTGATAGCCCAATAACAATTCTTTCGGATCAAACGGGATAAACTCCGGTAACTTCATCATGCAATCCCCAAAATTTTTGCTTTCAGGTGGTCAACGGTTTCTTGCGATAGTCCGGCTTGCGAAATCACTTTTTCCGCCGTATCTGCGGCAAGTTGCGCCACTTCCTTGCGGATTTTGCGCTCCCGCTCCTCATTGATAGCTTGCGCCTGCTCAATGCGGTTGGCTACTAAAGCAAGCTGATTAATGACTTTAGGGTCGACATCATCATCTTGACCTAACGCCATGGCCTTATCAAAGGCAATGGTCTTGACCGCCTCCATTAAGAGTTTGCCAACATCCGATTGCGGCGCTTCGCCGATTTGCTTCGTCCAGATTTCGGCCATCTCGCGGCTTTCGCGGATTTTTGCCCCCATCTTTTCCATCTTGCTGGCATAGCGGTTAAGCCCTGTTTTGCTCAAAAGTGCGGTTTCCGGCAAGCCACAATCGCGGATGAGATCGTTAATTTCTTCCAAAATTTCAGTCTGTGAAAACATCTTGTCGCGCAACATCATGGCAAGGCGGGTTTTGATGTCCGGTGGTAATAAATCAACTTTTGATGCGCGCCCGCGGGTGGTTTTATCACTCATTTAAAGCCCCTTTAAAGTCGGTTTAAAGGTGAGGTGACGGGCGTTTAACGCCGTCCACGATAACGCGCCCTTGTGCCACGTCTAACCCTCTTTGAGTGATGACGAGGACAAAAAACTCACCTTTGCCGGTGTCAATGCGCTTGATTTTGACTAAACCTTGTTCTTCGAGCCAAATTGCATGATTGCGCACCAAATCGCGGCTGATGTTGTGTCCGTAGGCGGTTAATACATCTTGCAAAATGGACTCGTTAGCGTCGTAGCCGTCTTCCGCAAGCGTGCGGAGCATAACAAGACGTTGGTCTTTGGTGAAAATATCGTGCATGGTTTATTCCTTGCGGTTCAAAACTTTATCTTCCAGCAATAAGCCTGTTTGGCGGCTAATTGCGCTTAATGTGGCGTTAGTGGCCTTCGTTTCGCCTTCAATTTTTGTCATCAATTTTTCAAGTGATGCAAAATCTTTTGCAGTGGGTAACGCGTCCACTTTTAATTCCATTTTTGTCAACCGGTCATCGTTTTTTTCGATGCCATCTTGCAGCATGTGAATATCGCTTTTTTTGGCATATTTACTATCCATTTTGAGCCAAAAAAGGGTTCCTATAACGCCAAAAAGGGTGGCGATAATGCTCCAGTTTTTCTGGATAAAAGAGATAATTTCCATCATTTTTGTGATTCTTCATATTCATGTTGGCAACTTACGCAACGCACACAGTGCGGCATGGCTTTAACGCGTAACGGATGGATAAGCACTCCACAATCCACACAATGCCGCGCCATGTTCATGGCATTGGCAAATTGTTGCGCCAATGCCTGTTGTTTGCGCCAGTTATCCCACATTATTTCTTCCCTTTCTTGGGTTTTATCAACAATGTCATTCATTGGGTTGTGATTCCTTTTCGCAAATGGCGCGATAGGTTTTGTTATGGGCTAACACTTGGCGTAACGTGCCTAGCGTGTCCTTTTCCGAGGCTTTAATAATGGCAAAGCCTGCGCAACTATTATTCGGCGCGTAAGTCGTTGTTTTTGCGCAACTCGTCAACAACAGAGTCGCGACCAAGACCATGAGTTGTTTCATCATTTTTTTGCTTCACTTTGTAGTTTTTAACTTGTTTCTCAACCACCGCTTTTTCGGTTTTGAGCTGTTCGTTTTTGGTTGTTAATTCCGCGTTTGCACGAGATAGGCTCTCTGCGTGAGATTTAATTCTGCGGATTTTAAAATACACATAGCCGATGATGGCCAAGATAACGGCGCCAAGCGCGCCAATTAGGCTTAAATTAATCATAATTAGGCTCTCTGTGTCTGTTGCGATTTAATGCGTTAGCAAAGCCCTTAGTTGCCGCGCCGCCTGCGCAAAAAATGGCAAAGTACATAAACATTTCCGGCACATAAGGACGGTCAACCCATGCACAAAAGCAGAGGATAACGGCCATTAAAATCGCGCCGAAAAATTGGATAAATGCGGTTGTGGACAATCTCCCGTCCGCGTTAGTGTAAAGCTGTGAAAACATTATTAACTCCAATACTTATATAATACTTGCGCTGCGGTTCTACCGCCGTTAATGACCCGGCTAAGTTTTGCGTTTAGGCTCATTTGTCGGCTACGTTTAATTTTCTTTTTAAACCTAAAATTTGACATTGATGCGCTCATCACTCACCCCTTATACAAATGATCAAAGTTAATCATTTGCTCACTATCAAGCCATGCCCATACATCAAAACAAGGGCAGTCTTTAAGCCATTCGTTTGGCGTAATCGTGCCGTCCCCGTTTAAATCAGGACTCAAATCACGATGTCCACAAATGCGAGCACTGGGATGTTGACTTTCTAACTTGCGTAAGAGTTTGTGCAGTGCAATCCACTGCGCATCGGTGTATTCCCCGTAGTTTTTGCCTGTTTTGGTGACGCCACCGACTAGGCAAATGCCGACAGAGTGTTGGTTGTGGCCTTTTACATGCGCCCCGTCTTCGCCAACTTGACGGCCGGTTTCTACGTTGCCGTCAGTATCAATCACAAAGTGATAGCCAATAGAGGTTAAGTGCGGGTTAAATTGCTTGCATTTTGCGGCGTCGCGTTTAAATCCGCGCGCTTTGTGCCACTCATCAATGCGTTGTGCGGCGGTTTGTGTAGCTGTGCGTAATTGCTTACCGTTTTGTGTGGCCGAGCAATGGATCACAATTTTGTGGATGGGTAAAGACATAAAAAAACTCCCTTTAACATTTTAAAGGGAGTTTAAACAAAGTAAGGAGCTATTCGGGTTTATTGTCTATCACTAAATTTAATAGGGTAATTCAGGCTGATAGCGTTTTTTGATGATGTTACGTTGTTTGCGGATAATAGCGTAAATATGCGGCTCAGACAAGCCGTAACGCTCACTTAATGCCCGCACATTACCGCCGTTAAAATCATTATAGATAGCATAGTCGCGGAGTGCTTCTTTTAGTCTGTCTGCGCGCGGCAGGTAGATAGCACGACCGCCGAGATAGTGTGATATGACAAGGATTATTTTTTCGACAGTCTTATCATCAAAGCTCTTTCCTTGTCGGCTAAATTCGGCTTTAATCAACTGCACTAATTTGACTAACACGCTTTCCCAAGACTTGGATAATTCATCATCCGGAATGTGATCTAACTTATCAAATAACTGCCCGACCATCTCGTGGTCATCTGCAAATAAATCGTGTTGTTCGTCTGTCATTTTAATACTCTCTGTTGCCATCTTTTTAAGATTTCAAGTAATCTTGATGCTTCCGCGTCGTCCAAACTTTGCACATTTAACTTAATTATATTATCCGGGCGTCTGTGCTTTGGATTAAATAGCGTATTGTGCATAAACCGATTTAACGCCCGCTCCGAACCGTCTTTAACAATGCCTGCTTTGTACATCTGTATCCAAATTGCGCGGATTTTGTGAGTGATTCGGGATTTTACAACCGCATGTTCGGTTACCGGCGTTCTGCCTTTTCTAACTTGTGGTTTAAAGCCTTTATCTTTCATGCTCTCGTACACTTTCAAGAGCTCCCCAACCGTCATTTTAGTGGTACTTGTTTTGCCGGTTAGGTTATCCAACAACACACGATAACTTAACTCATCCATATTTAACTTGCTTTTTGCAATATGGATGAGCTGGATAAGTTTAGGTTTAGTTAATTTAACATCTAGTATCATTTTTCCATTCCAGCCAAATTGCATATTCAGGCATATTCTTTACAAATTCTAATTTCCCAATAGCAGCATATTGTTCAATGTACTGTATTGCAGCCGTACGCTTGTCTTCTTCCAATTTTTCCGTATTTTCCACCGCACTTTTACCTTGCTCATTGCGCACCACGGCAAACAACGGCTTAGCCCCCTCATACACCTTTTTGAGATAATTATGATTGGTTAGTGCCACCACATTTCGGGTTTCTCGGCGGTTTTTCATCACTCCGTTAGTAGTTTCGGTCAACGCATGGGATAACAACGGACTCGGCTGATACATATCCAACACTTCGCGCATTAATTTAAGCGCACGACCGTTGGATAACGCCGCTTTTTCCGGTCTAAATAGGGCAATATAACTCACCAACGCACGGGCATTGTCGCCGCGTAAATTCGTAATAATGCCCAACATCTCACGCCCCGCATCATCTTCCAGCAGCGCATCCAAGTGGATGTCACTATGGCAAACCGGGCAACGGCATAATTTCACTTTTAAAACTCCTTTAAACTAGGTTTAAAACACATTATTCAGCCCACTTCATCTAACTCATCCCCCTTTTTTGTAAGAGGGGTTAGGGGAGATTTAATGGGCTGTAAATGGGTTTTAGTCTTGAGGTAAATCTAATTCGGGTCTCCAATACAAAATCTCATCAAATGAGACATTTACACCATAACCAATGTTTTGGTCATAACATTCGAGTTCCCAATATTTTCGATTGCCTTCAAACTTTAAGGCTGCGAAATAACATGACATATCATCATCTAACACTAATACTCTTTCTGCGCGTTCAGGCAACCGCTCCGAACACTTAATCCATCCATTGTTTTCACTCATTTTCGCCCTCCAAAATTGCTTTGCGGTTTGCTTTAATAATCGGCGTAACCACCCGTTTAATCGCTAGTTGCAATTCGCCTATAAAGGCCTCATCCTCCATATTGTCAAATGCAATACCCATCAAATTCGAATCAACTGCGTTAAATAATTTGCGATAGCCATCGACCTCATCAAACAGCCCACCTTCCCAATCTAATAGCACGATATTTCCGCCTAGCACTTGCGTATTTTTTGATATTTCGAGTTGGTCACGTTGGTAGTCGTCCATTTCAACTTCGATTGTCATGCGGACTTTTTGGGTTATTTCATTGCTCATTATCTATTTCCCCTGTAATGCTAAAAATTCACTTTGCTTGATTTCTGTTAAACACTCCGGGATTGCCGGAAAATCATCACCACCGAAGCCTTCTGATTTAACCGGTATTGACACAATAAAGTGTCCACTTGCAACACCACATACAGACACATAACCAGTACGTTCTCCAAGCACCCAGCAAGTTAGTTTTAGTTTTCTAAGCATAAAATCATTAAAACTTGGATATTGATTTAAAATATCTCTAACGCTTTGGATTTTATCGTTAAATGCCTTACCAGCTTTTGTTCTGCCATTGCCAGTGATGACAACTTTCTCATTTTCAACTATTTCAAATTTATAGGTTTTATCCTCTTTGATTTTGGCAAATTCATCGCTATCTAAACTACAAACAATTCCAAATATATTACTTTCACTTCCTCTCCAATATTCATAAAATGGGATAGTGTCAAAAATAGCATCAAGTTTTTTATCTCTGAGCTCTCTATCTTTTCGCCATTGGTCATCTAATGATTTAATAGGCTCAACGCTTAATGCGCATTTAAAATATCTAAATTCAGGTCTCATATTTGCTCCTTTAATAAGTGGGATATTGCAAAGCTTTCTGCATCTTCCGCCGCGCGCTCGTCGCTATACGTACCAACACTGCCACCGATATAAGTTACCAAAGTGCTTTGTGCAATGCGGTCTAATGTTTCGTCCCAGATATATTCCAGGATGTGTTCATCTAGCACTTTCATACTCACTCCAACACCGGCGTAATCTTCCATGCCACGCATTTCATCTCCCGACTTGCTGCCTGTAATAGCTTCAAGCACGCTTTATCATCACCTTCTTGCCACATTTCCTTGGCCATTTCTAACTGCTCAATAATCTGTGCCAATTGGATAGTTACATGCGATTTTTTTTCTTTCTCAATCATAGTATTCGTCCCCCTTGGATGGCACAGGCTCAACCTCAATTACGTCATATACTTCGGTGATAATGTGCGCCATTTGGGTGAGGTCATTGTTATTCAAATCGCAAGCGTCCATCGCTTGTTGCATGTTTTCGGCTTCAATTGCAAATTCCACCGTGCAATCTAGCCTGACGAGATATTTAGCCATTCTTAGCTCCTTAGTTGTTATTGCTAAAACTCATTATTCAGCGCACTTAAACCGTGCTTAAATGCGCTGTAAATGGGTTTTATCGGCCTTTGCAAGCAAGCAAGATCACAATCAATGCAAAGCTAGCCCAACCCCATATACTCAGCAGTGTTATTAAGCGTTCATCCATCTTGCTTTTCCTTCGTTTGTTTCTTGCGTTTTGTTCGCGGGTGCCAGTGTTCGCAAAATTCACCGCGCTTAATTGCCCATTCTTGATTAACCGCTTTTTTGGCGATATTTGCCGCTTTAAACCAAAGTGTCGCGGCATAACTCAAATCCCCCCGCGCGTTCCACTTCAACGGCTAATTCGGATAAGTCCTTGTAGGTCATTTCCATGATTAATCCCGTCTAATTGAGTTTAAGATTCGGGTGTAATCTGCTGCGGTGACTCTATCCGCCGTCACAGTTGATCCGTTGACAAAGTTAAATGTCAGTTTTACGGTCCCATCTTCGTTTTTATCCGCTTTAATGATGGTTACTTGGTCTAAATTAATTAGGTCCGGATATTCTTTTCTTCCTGTTAATCCTAAGTAGTTCATTTTGCGCTCCTTAAATGCTTGCTAAATCAAGACTAATTGGTTCGTATTTGTCGGTGTCGCCGACTCGTTTATAAACGCGGATATAGCTTTTTGAGCCAACCACCTGCACGCTGTCGGAGATAGCGTCCATCGCGCATTTCCAACGCGGGTCTTGGATGTCCACACGGCGCAAGGCTAAAATTTTGTTTGAGTTAAGATTGCCTTCTTTGTCTACGTCAAACGCGCGGTCAATAATGGTTTTAAGTTCAGGGCGACTGCCTTCCGTCCAGTCTTGCAAACAAGCGTCAATTAATGCTTTAGCCGCCTGAATCCGTTCATCAAATTGCAATGATTCGGCGATAGCGCGTTGCACTTTGTATTCACCGTCAAAGCTATAAAGTGTGACGTTGCCCTTTTTACCGCCTAGATTTGCGCCATACTGTGCGGCGGAAAGCTCGACAAAGGCGGCGATGTCGCCAAATACTTCATTTTTAAAGTCTTTCATGACTTGGTTAGTCGCTACGGCCTTGCGCACAATTTCAAGCACCAACTCATCTCGCACTTTGTCGATTTCTTTAATTGATGCCTCAGGGATAAGCGCGCCGCGTGCGTCTTTGCGATAGCCTTCGGGGATTGTTACTTTTTGAATTTCCATTTGTTTTTCCTTTTTTTTACGGGTTACTAAAATCAGTGTTTGGGTAGTGTTTGGCGAGCCATGCGCGCACATCTTTTTCGGCTTCGGCCGTTAATGGCGGTGGCATATCGCCAAATTCTTCGCGCCATTCTGCGTTTGCCGCTTGTTGCCAACACAACTCGTCGCTATCAGCACATTTCGGCGTTTGTGCTTGGGCTACACCGCTTAAAAGTGCGGTCAAAATCAACGCCGTTTTTAAGGTTTTCATCAGTTGCCCCCGGTCATTTGTTTTTGCGCGGTTAAAATCAGGTCTAATGTAATTGCGGTGCCCTGTGCTTTGGCGGTGATAGCGGCAAGTTTGAGATACTGCGTCAACGCGCGTAAACCGCCTGCCTTGGTGCCGATGCTATTAAGTACGGTCATCAAATCTTTATCGTCAGTATCCAAGCCCCAAGCGCCTGCAATCGCTTTAATATCGGCCTTACTGCTCCCCTTGATAGGCGCATGCTTACCAATACGGCTCCATAGGCGGGCATATTCGTGCGCTTGGTTCACTCCGCCTTGGATGCGGTTGTAAACCTTGTCGTTGCCGATTAGGGCAAAGCCGACTTCGACCTCTTCTTGGATAATGCGGATTTCTTCGAGGGCGTCATAAGGCAGGTGGTCGCTTTCGTCAATAATCACCAAACCTTTTGATTTTTGTAGCTTTTTAACAATCAAACGGCTTAAGCGGTCTTTACGGCGTGGTGCGTCATTAATGCCAAGCTCTAAGGCTAACTCATACAAAATACTGCTCAATGTGGCGCGCGCCGGGCTTGCGGTAATCATCCACACGTTGGTGTTGTGTTGTTGATAGGCTTGGCAGGCTTTTGTTTTGCCTACGCCGCTGGCACCGTAAATGGTCACCATAGTTGGCAAAATGCGCGCCATATCAAGCACACCAAACACCGTTTTAGCGGTCGGGATCTCGATAAAACTTGGCGCTTCAACAAACACCTGCACTTTGCGTTCGTTTAAGGCCATCCAGTTTTTAATTGGCTCTTCCACTGTTTCTACGTTGCCGGTGTATTTGTCGTTTATCCATGCACTCAATGCACCGCCGTTGACGCCTGTCTCGCGGGCTAACTTGGCTTGCGTGAGCTTGCCTTGTTTGATTAATAAGCTAATATGCTCTCTTAATGTCATTTTTTTTCGCTCCTTAAAGGTGGTTTAAACTGGCTTTAAAGCCCTTTTTCTTCTTTCAACATGGCGATGCCTTTCATCAACCATTGTTCGGCTTCATTTTCTTGTTCATCATCCGGCACGACTTCAACTTTTCGTAACGCTGTGCCTTCTTTAATGACTTGCCATACTTGCTCTTCGGTTTCCTCAACATCTTCAAATTCAACCTCCGGCAAGTAACGCGCGGCTTCTTGTGCGGTCATGGTTGATTGCGCTTTCGCTGCCGCTTTTTGCGCTTTCACCCATTGTTTGCGGGCTTTGTCGTGCTCGCGTCCTGCGGCTTTATCGCCAAACGCTAAGGCTTCTTGGCATACTGCTTCGGCTAAAAAAATCATATCCAGGCTGTAAACGTAAACCTTGCCGTGCAGGTCTTTCGGATCAAACTTAACCACCACTTTACTGTGGCAACTGGCAATCAATTCTTTAGCGATGTAGCGGTTTTTGCGTTCGTTCACCTTGCCGCCGCAATCCAGTTCAAACGTGCCGTCTTTATTGAGCCGTACTGCTTCGCTCATTAACATCATCATGCGCAACTGCTCGGCATTGGCCTTGCGCACCTTCGTGGCTAGCGCGTAATCACGCTCAAACACCTGATTAAAACTGTAAACACCTTTGCAAATCTCGGTTTTACGCTCTAACTGGTTGTTATAACTTTGTATCCCTGCCTCTAGGGTTAGGATAAAGGTGTCATAATCCACGCCATCTTTGCCCCCGTTGTAGTTGTCCGGTTGATCATCTACACCGCTTCCGGCGTAAAAGCCTGCAAAGTTCGGGTGTTTGTCGATAATCTCGCCTAATCCCCCGTTACCAAAGGCACGTTCAACCGGTTTCGCTTGTCCGTGGCCTTTCCCAAACTGCACGCTTGTCCAGTGCAACTCGATTCCGAGTGTTGGGATAATCCCTTGCACATCGTCATCTTTAACCTTAAAGCGGTAGCGGTTCTTCACACCGCCTGTCATCCACTTATTAGCGGCCGCGCGGGTGTTGTCGATGGTTAAGTGTTTTGGTATGCCATACTTAAACACTACATCCATCAAACTTAAGCGGATGGTGTCGCTGTTTTCGCTCAAATCCGTGCGGTAGCCGAGGATTTTGCGGGTTCTGATGTCTTGCCAGTACCAGGTTTTAGGTCTAACCACATCGCCGTTGTGCCACCGCACAAATACGTTATGTTGATAGCCATCCCCGTTAATCCATTCCATCGCTTCAAGGTCTGCCACCGTGCGTTGTTGGCTTGGGTAAAGCTGGCTAACGGCGTATTCGCCTTTTCGCCAGTAAATTTGTTGGATTTTTGGCACATCACGTTCTAATTTTCTTTTTACCGCTTCCACGCTTGGAATGTCCCAACCGTTTTCCCTTGCCGCGTCTGCCAAACGGCGATAGCAAGCGTTAAATTGCGGTCTTTCGGGGCGGAGATAATCGGCCTTAAAAAACTCCCAAGCCGCCTCGTTAAATTCGGCAAACCGTTCTTCACGCTGGCCGCCGTTTTTGCCAACTAACACCGCCAACCAGTCGGAGCGGTCAAACGGTTTTGTTCGGTAATACCAGCGTTCAACGCTTTTTGGTGATTCCCCAAACCGTTCTGCGGTTTTGGCAAGCGCAGGGCGAACTTCCATGCCGTTGGCAATTAATTCAGTCACCGCACAAACCGCTTTAAATCGGCTTTCTGCCTTCTCTTTCCGTTTTTGGGTTGCCCGGTCATAGGCTTTCCAAAACACTTCCGGCAGATAGTTAAGTTCTTTACGTTGTGGGGCAGGGGCTTCAGATCTTTCCGAAATTTCTACCGCACTTTTTTCTGAGTTTTTTAGAATTAGTTCTGCTTGGGTTTCTTGGGGGAGCGATGAAAAATTAAATTCAATTCCACCTCCCTTAACACCTTCCATATTTCTAAATTCCCACCCTTCTTTTTTAGCTTTCCGAGTGATATTTGTTGCATGGGAAGGTAAGCTTTTAAGCCCTTCAAGGTCCTTGGCGCTAAACCATTGCTTAATCATCGCAACCTCCTAGCCAAGGTATCTTGACGGCCATATATCCTCAGGAGTCTTGCCAATAGCTTCGGCTATGATTTTTTCTCCTCTTGGATATGGCTTATCAAGCGCATTTCTTAGCGTTGTTTTTGCTAATCCATGCTTCACACCTAATTGAGCCAAAGAAATACCCTTTTTCATCAATTCCGCGCGAATATCTGCGCGATGCATATCTTTAGGTCTTTTCTTTTCTTTCATTTTGTGTAATCCTTTATTTTTAGTTTAAAGCGTACTTAATCGCTTACTTAATCATCTAGCTGATTAACTACGAAATTAATAATATTACTAAATCTTTTCTTAATCAAGTAATGATTTGAAAAAATTTCTAGTTTTTTATTGATTTTTCTTTAACTTATTGATTTAACTAAATATTAATTTTTATTTTTCTTAATCATCAAATGATTAAGAAAGGAGTATTTATGAAATCATTTAAGGAATGGTACACATCCAAGCAACTGGAGGAACTAAAACTCAAAGGAATTCCCGCCCAAGCTACTAACATCACGCGAAAAGCTAAAAAAGAAAACTGGAAGGCAAGGGATGTTATAGGTGTAAAGGGTGGAGGGTTAGAATTTCATTATTCTTCATTTCCCGAAGATGTGCAGAGACAACTAGGCATTGAACCAAAAAGCATACACGAGCCCGTATCGCCTTATCATGTAGAAAAACGTATAAATAATGAAGACTTAACAGAAGTAAGCAAGGCGCGCTTTCTTACGGCGATTAGCACATTAGAAGAGATATTAGCAATGACCCGTAAAACAATGGCACCGGAGGCCAAAGCGCAAATGGTATGGATGATTTATGAATTACTAAGCGAAGAGAGCGCAAACGAAAAGATTATTAACCTAGTTAAATTGGTCGCATAACGATAAAGAGGTAAGGAACCATGGACAAGCAATCAATTTTAAAATTCTTTAATGACAACGCCAAAGACGCACCACAAGCCTTACAACAAGGGCAAACCATAACGCACAACAACACAGCGCAACAAGGCGATCTCTACATCCAATACGGCGACAGCTATACCACAACCGATATCTGCGCCATAGCGGATAACGATAACCTAACATGTTCAGACAAGCGCCAAGTGTACGCACTAATTCGCTCACTAGAGGACAAAAACAAATAACCCATTTAAACGCCGTTTAAACGATTTTTAAACGCTTTTTGCGATCCTCATTTTGATAGCCGTTTTTTTTGTATTTTCGGCCTTTTTTGTTTTTTGTCCTCATTTTGAGATTTTGGACTTCAACCAAAAAAAAGGGGCTTTCGCCCCTGATTTATTTTCCCGTTAAATTCCGAATTCTTTCGATAATTTCTTGCCGCCTGAATTCGATTTGTCCGAGTTCTTGATATAGTAAAGCAAGATGATTATCGGCCGTGCTCATATTGGCATACAACTTCAAAGACCCAACACGACCGCCATGCTCGTTACGCTCTTTTAAAGCCATGATATAGCGGTGCATTGCAGTTTTAGAGACCTTATAGCCCAATCCTTTAAACCACTCTGTAAGCTTCAAACTGTCGCCATAGTTAGCGTCCACAATTTTTTGATTTAGCTCGCTGATAACCTCACCAGGCACACTGGATAAAAACGAAATCCGACCCAT